GCCCATTTTTCATGCTTGTACTGGATTGGCACTTTGTCTACTTCGTCAACCTGCCCACGCATAGACTCTGGTGTATATCTACCCCATGCAGCCATGAGCCTGCCTTTGGAGAACTCAAACGGTTCGCCAGTGCTCTCACGGGGCCGCCAACCAGAAGGAGGCATGTGTCTACGTATAGCATCTTTGGTGTTCTGTGTCAGTTCATCTGCCAACTGTACAGCAGTATCAAATCCAACTACCAGCAGTCGAGAATTCAAAGCTGCCATATCAGCTATAGCACCCTGCCAATCGTCTACCTTGTCTCGGGCATAGGTAGTACCTACCCTGCTGGCCCGACCTCTCTGAGTAAATGATTGTCCAGAGCTGACATACATTGCTATCGGATTTGCAGCCATCAGCGGAACCTACCAGCCTGCACGTTTACTTCGAAGTGATGCATGCTGAACATGTCATCCGCCTCGTCTATGCTTATGATGTCGTAACGTATGCCGTTCTCCACTATCCAGTTGTTCTCGTTGAAGTTTTCTGGATATTGTAGTCTGGGATCCTGTATAAAGATAATGGCTCGTCTTACACCTTGTGAACCACCACTAACAGTCGCTTCCTGACTGCGCCTGTACAGAATACTATCTACTCTGCACGGTACACCAGCATACACAACACCTTCAATCTCTTGAGAGTCTTCTACCTCTGGGTCAGCAGGTATTTCACCCCAGATGTCGCAAACCCTGTTGAGCAGTGCAGCTATTGGCATCAGTTATCATGCCTGTCTTGTACACTGATTACTCCAGACAACAGCACGCCACGTTTTAGCTCCAAGTCAGTAAAGTCGTGCCACGGACGCACTTCTACACCCACATATTGTGGAGTAAGGGGATAACCTGCGATTGGAGCAAGCTCTGGGAACACCTGTGTTGTCTTCATATGAATCAGAGAACTTGTACCACAAGTGTAGTAGCCCAGGATGGCAAGAGGCTCTGCGCCAAAGCCATATGGATCAGCATAATCTGCCGTAGTTGTGGTACCAGTGTCCTTAGCTAGAGAGTAACTGTAGGAGCCAATCTTCTCGCTCTGCACGCCGCTAACACGCCGCGCACGCACACTGGCATCGTTGGTAATGTACAACTGCTCTACGACCTGTAAAGCAGCTATTCTAGACATCACATCCCAGTTAGGTTTGTCTGTAGTGCAGAACCCACCATACTGAAGTGACCAGCTGTACATCAAACTTTCTGCACGCCAGATGTAGTTCCACAGCTTGGTATCGTTCATAGCCGCCAGAGCAGGAAAATCTGTATTTGCCCTGATGTAGTCTGGCGTTAGAATACCAAGAGGGCCATTGGCAGGTATGCCTTTGAATGGTACTGATTTATCGCTCTCAATAAGCGGCGGCACCGTATGGTAATAACTGGCAGAGTACCAATGAGTATCATCGCCATCCGAATCAAGATACTCGTAATCTACCTGTCCAACCTTTAGCTGTACGGTACCAATAGCAGGGTCGGAGAACAGCGCATCCTGGGCAATGTCTCTATAAATATTGATCACATCAAATTGGGTCAATACTTCAGTGATGTTGGATACACGTATGCCCAGAATAATCATACTTCTGCACTCTCGTAGATCATCGGTACCATGCTTCCTCCAGCATACAGGTAAGGAACCAAGACGTCTGCACTAACTATCATTGGCACTATGTTTTCTGCGGTTATGATGTCTGGACCAGGACTGGTAGTAGAAAACGTCTCGCCTATAGCAGCAAATCTTAGTTGAGCGTTAACTATGCCTGTCTGGGCAAACCATCTACCTTCTGCCTTGTGGAATACAACCTGTGCCAAAGCATTAGCCAGCATTGTCTGGGCTAATAGCTGATTGCTTTGCTGGAAATTTAAGCTCTTAGAATCTGCCAAGAACTGCATTGTCTGGGCCGAGAACATGCCAGACAATGTTATGACCAACGTCTGCATCTGTGCATTGACAGACATCAAGCTCGCTGTGATACGCACACCAGAAAGAATACTAGATACTTGTGAAGAAACTGCACCAGTCGCAACTGTGGCTAGTATCCCATTTGATGTGCGTATCACAGCGTCTTGCGAAGCGCCAGATATACTTGTAGATTGTGCTAGTAACTTGGCACCAGCCTGTATGTTTGGAACATACATTGAACTGGTAGACTGCATCAGCTGCGCTACAAATCCCGTAGCAGCCACCAACGTACCAGCAGCAGACTGTCCAGTAGCAGTAGCCAAGACAGCAGAGAAGGTTGCAGCTCCTAACTTGGTTATTACACCATTAACTGAAGCTGTGCCCACAGATGCGACTACCAACATTCTCTTTCTGCTAATTGCTGCAGAAACAGACGTTGTGCCAACAGACGCAGCTACCAGAACCCTCTTTCTGCTAATAGTCGCAGAAACAGAAGCCAAACCAGCAGAAGTAACTACCAGTTGTCTCTTTCGCGAAACAGCACCAGCAGATACTGCAACACCAGCAGATGCAGCTGTAAGTCTTCTCTTACGAGTAATGGTTGCCGATACTGCACCAATACCACTTGAACTGCCAGTTAGATTCTTATAAGTTGGACCACCAGCAGGTCGCTGATTGGGGAATGTTGTGATATACCCAATCGGTACTGTGTTTTCCTGGGCATATATACCCGCTATAGTCGGGCTACCTGCCTCATTTGGAATCTGCGCTAAGTCACTATCAAAAGCAACAAAGAACTTACAGTCAGCATCATCAATTCGGTTCCAAGGGCCATTATTGATGAACTCTAGCAACGATGTCGGAGTATCCACACCGCCGTCACTCAGGTCGCTAGTCCAAACACCCATCCAGCCAGGATCGGAATTGGACGGCTCAGAAAAGGCATCGTTGCCGCTAGTGTCATTGAAGTTGCCGATGCGCACCATGTCGCCTGCATGCGTGCTCGCCCCTGTGTTCGACGCACTGCTCGTGTTGCGAATCCAGCTCGTGGTAGTGAAATCGTAGATGTAGAACGCCTGCGAAGTGGTGCTACGCACCACGCATGCGATCAACATCCAGTGACCTTCTGTTACATACAGATCCGGCGAGATGCCAGTCTGAGCCACGTTTGCGAACAGCTTCGGCTGAAAATCAAACCCGCACCAGAATCCCTCGCCGCCGCCCATGCCCGCGCCTTTGCCAGCCTGGAAAAGACCTTGCCAAGTGCCAGCACTACCGCGCAAACGGTGCATGCACACGAAGCTATACGGCGTCGCACCCACCCCGACGCTGCCAGGGTTGGTGTTGCCAGGCCCTCGCACGTTGAGATACTGGTTGCTTTGCTTGGTAAAGACCGGACCGTCGCTAGGCATCAGGAGCCTGCTTGTTGCAACCTCTTCAGAACGTCCGCAGAACTACCTACAGTCCAATCACCCTCAGCACTACTGGCTTTGACCAATCCGTTCTCGAGCACTTCTATGCTGGCAACATCGTGACAAACAAAGTGCTTGGGATCCTCAAGACTATACTGACTCGTACTGCAATCACCCTGATGATCATGCTCAGCAGTAATAATCTGCAAAGCACCAGGGACTTTGACAAGTGCATCAAGCTGTGCCAATGAACTATCTTCCATCAGGCCACCACGAAAGATGCAATACCGCTGGCATTCCAAACCAGATCATAGTTGCCGCCCGTGCTACTGACATCTACGTCCGACAACTGATAACCAATCAGGGGTTTTGTAGCCGCAGTAGCAGGAGTATCGTCTTTGATCACAACTACCCTGGCTGTGATAGTAGAGCTAGGCCACTGCACATCTGCTGCATCTAGCGTAATGGTATTGGTGCCAGCAGTGTAGGTTATCGTCTTACCAGTTAGAATCTTGCCTCCCGTTGTGTAACCGCCAGCAGAAGCAACTTCGTTGGTAAGATCGTTAGCGTAGTCGTGCACATCCTGATCAGGTACGTAAGCTGAAGTGTGCAACGTGACAGCAATATTGTCGTTGGCCCAATCGATCTCTTTCCTGTGCAGGGCCATGACATAGTTGCCATAGAGCTTTGCTGTTACTGTCACTCATCCACCCTATGAAGAGAGGGGCGACTAGCGCCCCTTATCAAGCGACCTTCTTGGCCCCTGTAGAGCCTTTGAGTGTACCCATCTTTACGTTGGGTACGCCAGACTGCCTGGAACCACCAGACTTCGATGGCTTGCTACCTGTTGTCTTGAATCTCACGCTGGTTGCTCCTCTTCTTCCTCAGGCGCTGCCTGCGTTTCAGCCTGCGCCTCAGTCTGCTCCTTCTCCTTCTTCTCGATAGCGCCAATCATCTGGTCTCTATCGGTATCTTCAGGGAAGTTAAGCCCGACCTTCTTCGCACGCGCTCGTAGCTCTGCACGGCTCTGCATAGTAATATCAGGCTGTACCGCAGCTGGAGTCACAACAGGCGGCTCTCCAGGTGCCTGCATACCAGCCAGGGAACGGATCTGACCAGATGCCTGCTTGATTGCCTTGAGCTCTTCTTCCTCAGGCGTGTACTCCTTGTACAACACCTGTCCGTACTTTTCTTCCTGCTCTTCCTCGGACATGGGTGGGTTTTCCTTGGTAAAACCCATCGCACTGCCCTCGATAACTTCGCCTTCCTGGCAGACGGTCATACCAACGGTGTAGCCAGCCGCCACCTGATAGTAATCTGCGTACTGGACTTCTTCTTCGGATTGTGTCATGTCTAGCCTACCGTCGCAATACCGACGTTGTCGGGCTTGGGAAGAATCGGAACAAACGGGTACTCTTCCAGCACAACGCGGGTGCTAGGGTCTTTCTCCTTCCATGACTTGGTGAATTTACCAGTGTTATTGGCAGGAGCCTCGTCGTCCGCGGTTGGGCCTTCCATAATGCCATACGCAGACCTATCCTCAGCCAACAGTAGGATCTTGTTGTTGGGAATGTACAGCTTGGTAGTAGGTGTGCCTGGCGTAGTCCAATCGTCGGTATAGGTGTTGTCGTAGACCACCCAATCTACACCAGCCAGTCCCTGCACAACGCCAGTCTTAAGGAACGCATCCTTCTGTTCGTTGCTGAGCAATGCTTGGATCTTCTGGTTTGCAAACACCACTGAGTACAGCGTAGTGCTGTTGAGGAAGACGCGCCTGACTGCCGTGTTGCTATCGGTCTGGATCGTCAACTTCCAAGCGGTCATGTTCGCCAGGATGTTTGAGTTAACCAGATCAGTCCACAACGGGCTAGGCGTGAACAAGTGACCAGCTGGGATCTGGTAGTTGATATTCACACGCGGGGCATCTGGGCGGTTGACAACCAGCGTACCCGTAATGAGCATCTGCCACACAGACCACTCGACAAAACGTTCGATAGCATCGTCGAGATCCGACACTTCCTCAGCTACCTTGGCTTCTGCTGCCGAGCGTGCCAGCTCGCCAGGGGTGCGCAGCCAGTGGATAGCAGTTGGTGTGAAGACCTTCTTGTCACGCATGTAGATGAACGAGCCTGCCACTTGCCCAACACCACGCTGCGGCCTGATGTGGGCTTCCTGGTTAGGGACGTTCGGCTTGCTCATCAACTGGTTGCCCTGAACAATGTCATAGGCCCAGGTTGGGAACGGATATCCAGTACGCGCTCCCATAAGCGCAAGCCCTAACAGATTCTGGGGGAATGGCTTGCGGCGCACGAAGCCATTGAGAACGGTTGGTTGGAGCAGGCTAATCTCTGGCATCGTTACACCCTACCCGTAGATGATAACGGCGTCAAGATTAGCATGAATCTTGCAGCCAACGAACACTGTTGCGAGCTGGCCGTCCGTGTACCACCTGTTCAGCTCGGACTTCTTGAAAATGCCTGTCAGGTAGACATCACAAACCTGCTGCTCTGTAGCCGATGTGTACACATAGTTTGCGGCTACGAGCTCCGCTGCCTCTGTAGCAGGGACGACGGGACGATACTGCCCAGATGTACCATCCTTGATCAGACCCATGCCTGGGCTGATATTGGGAGTAGCTGGAGCAATACTGGCTGCACCCGAGATCTTGCAAGAGAGTGCAGTGCTGCGCAGAATCTCGATTGGATCAACGATAGCAACATTGCTAACCGTTCCGTAAGCGCGTGTGTTTCCAGTGGGAACTGCTGGCATTGTCTACTTCCTCTTGGCCGCAAGGCGCTCTTCAAGCTGTGGAACCAGATTCATGTAGCGCTCTGCTTCTTCGGTGGCCTTGGTAGGATCAGAGAATTTCTCAACGCTGGCATGCCCAGGCTCCTGAGGAATGCCATCACCACCGACCTCACCAAGCTGCACGTAAGGCTCCAGATCCTTGGTCATATCCTCAAACAGCTCGTGGTTGGTGTGGTACAGCTTGATGTACTGCTCACGCTTGGCAGGAGGCACCTTGCCAGTGTCTACAAGCTTGTCAACCGCTGTAGCCGCCTTGGTATCATCAAGCTCTTTGCGGATAGCCCTGATGGCGTCAGTGTTCTCGGTGTTCTGTGTCTTCAAAGCGTTGTACCCTGCCAGAACCACTTCCGCAATGTCAGCATCAGCATCGAACTTGAAGCCAGCAGCAGCAAACTTTGCGCGTGTGCTCTCCAACGAAGCCAGACCACCAAATGCATTGTCGATTGCATCGGTAGCATCTTCGTTATCGCTCAACTTCAACCCAAAGTTCTGGTTGAGATGCGCAATGAGGTCAGCGTAATTCATGTCCTCATCTTCCTCTTCATCGTCATCCTCTTCCTCAATGACGTCATCCTCAATGACATCTTCCTCGGTTGCCTCTGCATCATAACCGCCAAAGAAGGAGCGCTCTTCGTCACCCGCATCATCGTTATGATCATCGTCAAATTCCCACAGGGAGTCACCAAACAACCCTATCTGGATACGGTTGTCGGCATTACCCTCGCCAAACTTGACGGCAGGCATCTGCTTGAAAAACGGACGGTTTGTCAAGCCGCCACCAAACAATACGTTTTTGATTGTCTTGCCATCTGGGCCAGTAAACGCACCTATCTCAGCACTGAAGTAGCGATAAATGTCCCGCTCCAACAGAGATCTGCCAAGGTCTGTCCACTCAATGTCGGCAAACAGTCCAATGTGTTTCTGTCCGCCTATCTCGCTAGTCCCGTGGTGTACGCTCTTGAACCATCCCAGCGCCTTACCTCTGTCATGCGATTCATCAACCATGATATCTGTGCCAAGGACTCTGTTTTCAAAGTTTCGCTTGGCGGCGCGTAACACTGGCGCTGTAAAGTCTAGGTCTCCGTACCACGGATGCTTGAATTTACCCTCTGGCAAAACAGGGACGCGACTACTGTACCGACCGTTTTCCTCCTTCAGCGTAATAGTAGGCAGTGCATAGAACTGTGCGAGATGTGCATCGGCAGAATGCTCTCCCACACCAGCACCACGGGCGTGTGCTACAAGATGTGCTCGTGCTCTAGCTTTCACTGACGATGGCACTCCACTAACCTGATTAACTCTTGCTAAAGCATTTCTAAGATGTGCCAGGTCCAGAGACCCATCACTCTTATGATGCGGTAGCTTGCGTACCTTCTTACCGTTTACGGTAGTAACGATAGCAAACGCCGAATCTGGCAAACTAGTACGCGTCTTGCTACGCATTGGTGCGAAGTCGCTGTTCTTCTTACCTTTACCGATAGCTTCTGGATGTGCTTGTTTCACGGCACCAATACATGCACGAATCGCGTCTACGTCACTACCTCCACGTTTGAGGGTACTGTTTGCTGCGGCGACACATACGCGCTTCGCAGCCGCAGACCAGTTCTTCGCTGGTCTAGGTGGGTTCTTGACGCTCCAAGGCATAGCTACTTCCTAGTCTGTGCTGGTCGCGTTGGTTGTCGCCGCGTTGCAGGAGCCGCTGCTGGTTGTCGCGCGGATGGCGGAGCCACCACTGGTGCTGGAGTTGGTTTGTTGGCTACTTTCTCTGCGGTTCTTGCCTGTTTCTCGGCAACCTTTACCTGGGACACGCCTGATTGTGCTTGCTGTCGCTCATTGATACCCGCAAGCATTTCAGCTTCTTTCTGGTCATAATCGATCTCGTCTTCAAACCCAAGCATCTCTGCCATCTTGCGCTCCAGCTTTAGCCAGAACTCTGCGCTTGTGTTTACCTGACGAGCAGCACTGATATGCTGGAAGATCTCTTTAGTCAACACTTTCAGGTCAGTGCTAGGTGGCAATAGCTTGATTTGCGGGTATCTCTGGGTACCGTAGTTCCAGTCGATCAACTCGGGTATAACGTAACTATTTACTACTTGAGCAATGTCGTCACGCAGTGCAGTGAGTGACAACAATAGCATCTCAAGCTGCGTTTGGCCCAGGGAGTAAGAGCCACCTGAGACAGTGGTACCCATGTTGATGATCTGGCCTAAGACTGCTTTAGCCATTTCGATGTCATGATGGTCAATCAGCGGCATACTGTCTGCCACTTGACGCGTCTCATGAATTTCCATGCTATAGCCTTCGGGTACGATAATGCTGGTGTTCACTCCTACGTTATCGAGTGCATTCTGGAACGCCTTGCGCTCGCTCTCTTGCACACCTGGCGGCATACTACCTTCGCGTATAGGTATCGCATTTAGCGCATACGCTAGGTGAGAGATGTAGTACAATTTGTGCTTCATCTCGTAATGCCCATACGCAGGCAACATCATGGAACGGCCATACAGAGGATTGTGCTCTTTGCCCTGTACAAACAGAACACACTTCTCTTTGGGTATGACTACGTTGCCACTAGGTAGTATCTGCGTGACACCGTTGAACCCACCTTTGTCATCCATGCGTATGATAACAGAACTACGTGGTCGGGGTGCCAGCTTACGCAGTACCGTATGCCCGTTACGGATTTCGTGCACCTTCTCCAGTATTTCAGCGCCAGTGAGCACAAACTTGGCAATGTTCTGGATAACTCCTGACCAGGGAGTCGTCATGCCACCTAGCTCTGGCGGGTTTACCAGCTGAGCCTGTATAAAGTTTGCTTCCTGGGTGCCACCATCTACTACCTTGACACGCAATTCACCAGCACGTATAGGCATAGTGAGAATACGGTAAAGAGACATAGCTTGACCATCGGTCTGTACCATCCTGTCAAGATCTGCAAGAGTTACCGCACTCTCATCAAATAACTCTTCGATGTCAAACAGGGAAAATGGCGAGACAATAGATTTACCTAGCTCAGTAAGGTTAGGCTTGTCCCTCGTCTCATCTGGTTGCAGGTCTTTGACCAGGTTTCTTGGGCGTCCCGGTGGCATTGGTCAAATCCTACTAAAATCCTTTCAAGCTGGCAAAAGTAGATCGCAAATCCATGCCTGCTGGAACTAGGTCCGCTAGCCTGATGCCGCTATTGCTATCTATAGCTCCGCCAACGTGTAGATCTTCAATACGCCCACGCCCGTATATATTCGCGGCTGCTTTCGCGTAGTTGTCTGCGTGGCGATAGTGGTCATCACCAATCTTCAGCCATACAGCTATAGTGTTGCCCTTGGCGTCCTCTTGCAGGTCGCGCTTCATATTGGTCATCTGCTTGACGAATTCTTCCTGCTCCTCAGAAAGATTCCTCAT